CTTGAAGCACACATAAGAGAAGAAGAAGAAAAGTCCAGAACTGTCTATGACCCAGATCAAAACCACATGGAGGCGGCACTAAAGCGTGTGATGGCACAGCAGCAGATGGCTGAGTTGGTGGTTCAGATTCGTGAATGCATGGTGTATCAGTCCCCGCCTGAGATGGGGGCGCTGTACTCCGAAGTGTTCAACATGAGAGAGATCATTCAGGAGGAACAGACTCAGGCAAGACTCAAGCAAGAAGCAATCAAAAGGCAAGAGGCATGGCAACGCAAGGAAGACCAAAGAAACTTCCAGCTAAAACTAGGATACCTAGTAGCGACTTCTATATTCCTCCTATACCTCTGGCTGTGGCTCCTGTTCGTAAATCAGTGGGGGAAGAAATAGTGGGCTGGATTGCTGCTTGTGTATTGATTGCTTTGCTGTTGCCAATCATGGGGATTCTTTATCTTGACATACTTGAAACAAAGAATGAAGCCAAAGCTCAAGTAGAAAAGGTTGAGAAGCTGAGAAGACAGGTTGAGCAAAAGGAAAGGGAGAAAGAAAAATGAACATCTATTGCATTTGGGGTCTGTCTATTCTGCTGGTCTTGTTGACTGGCTGCGAAGATAGATTCAGGTATCCATGCCAAGATCCAAAGAACTGGGAACTTGATCAATGCAAACCTCCAGTCTGTAGTGCCACTGGCACTTGTCCTGAAATGTTGATCACCACATCTGAAAAGGAGAAAAAATAATGCCTACTGTCGTAATGAACAAACCCAATCGAATGACTGCTGAAGAGATAGAGATCCGTGTCTGGGCTTTTGTGATTGTCATCTTGGTGGCAATTCTTTTCGGTGCAATGTTTGCGTTTCTGTATTCTGTAACCTATGTCACTCAGCCAATGGCTGGCATGGCTCCCATTGACAAGGTATACACCAGCCAGATCTCTACCATTATGGTCTTCATCACTGGTGTGCTTGGTGGTGTAGCTGGCAGATCTGGTGTCAAAGCTGTTGCAAAAGCTGTTGCAAAAGCAGATGCTGATGCTGACAGCGAACCAAAGATGGAACCAAAGGAATGAGTCTATTCAATCCATGGGTGCTGCTTGGCATCTTATTGGCTGTGATTGGCGCTGGCACAACTGGATACATCAAAGGTGGATCTGATGAAAGCAAGCGCCAGCAGTTGGAGATAGCCAGGTTAAACGAGCAGGCACGGGTCAAGGAGCAAGCTCTGGTTACTGCTGTGCAGAAACAAGCAACTGAACTTGTAAAGGCAAACAACAATGCAAAAACTGTTATTCAAAAGCGCAATGCTGACATTGACTCTGGTACTTTGCGGCTGCGGCTCCCTGTTAAAACCACCGCCTGCCCCATACAAACCACCGCAGATCCCACCCCTGCCCCCAGAGATAGCATTCAAACAGGAGCCGAACTTGAGCGAGAGACTGCTAAAGCTCTTATCACCATCACAGACGATGGAGACAAAGCAATCAGACAACTCAACGCCTGCATCGATGCCTACACCTCCATCTACCAAACCATGAAAGGAAACTGATGAACGCTGAACAACTTGCCCATGCTTTGAAATTAACGCCTGCCAAGGCAGAGGAGTGGATAGATGCAATCAATGAAACTTTTGATCGGTTCGACATTAACACGCCTGAGAGACAAGCTTGTTTCTTGGGGCAATGCGCTCACGAATCTGCTGGGTTCACTGCGCTCAAAGAAAACCTCAACTACTCAGCAGAAGGATTGACCAAGGTCTGGCCTAAGCGGTTCCCATCTTTGGACGCTGCCCAGCCTTATCACCGCAACCCAGAGAAGATTGCCAACAAGGTCTATGCCGACCGCATGGGCAATGGTGATGAGGACTCTGGTGAAGGGTTCAAGTACCGTGGTCGTGGCTTGATCCAGTTGACTGGCAAAGACAACTACCGTGCGTGTGGTGAGGCTTTGGGTGTTGACCTGGTAGAAGATCCAGATCAGGTATCCAGTCCTAAATACGCTGCTTTGTCAGCAGGTTGGTTCTGGGATAAGAATAAGTTGAATCAGTATGCTGATGCCAACGATATGACAACCTTGACCAAGCGGATCAATGGGGGAACCCATGGCATTGATGATCGGATTGCTCGTACTCAACACGCCTTGGATTCCCTGATGGCTTAATCTTGGCCTAAGAGCCAAGTGTGGAAATCGACAGGGGGTATGCCGATAGACTGACATCTTCGGCAGTACTCTCTGTATTCCTGATCAAGCTTCTCCCAGTCCGCTGGATTCATCTTCTTTCTCCTCAAGCTGTGCGCCCAATCTCTTGCGACGCAGTTGGTAATCCCCAAGCAGCTTGGCCTTATGCTCAGGGTTGATCTTGTTTACCTGATCCTCGTTTGCCTCACGCAGTTCCCTAAGTTTGGTCATTTTTGTGCGTGGTGTCAATGTTGATTTCTCTACCTTTTCACGCAGTTCAATGGTTCCATTGGTGTAGGCTTCTGATGTCTCATACTGGCGTGAATCTTTGCCTGGTATGGTCAGCGTAAATGGCAAATTTTCTGGCGCTGCTGGCTTGATGGCATCCAGTGGGTTGACTGCTGGCGCTAACTTGCGACTGCCAGCATTGCCATCATCATCCTCTGGAGCAATGCCACAGGCAGACATGAGACTGTACCTACGGGCATAAGTCAAGGCACTGGCGTACCCTTGCGGATCTTGTTTGACAGCAGGGAAGTGGACAATACCGCACTCCAGCATCTCGCCAGACTCATGGACAAAGACTGTCTCGCACATGATGCCATCATTGCAGTCGTAATTTTTTTGCAGTAAATAGATACCGTTCTCATTGAGGGCATCGATGACTGCTTCCACGCAAGCAGACAGATCTGCATACCGACTGCGGAAGTGAGGGTTTGTACTGGTCTTCAATGCTGGGCCAAAGGCTCGTTGGGCTTTGACGAGGGATGATGCAATTTGTTTCATTTGGTTTCCTTGATGGTGATCGTTGACTGACGGATTGAGTAGGCTTCTTTGGCTGGCGTGATCTTCTCAGGCGTGGCTTTGTAGTGACGCATAGGCCATTTGAGCGTCCAATGTCCGACCTTTGCACTGGAATAATTCTTCATCATCTCTTTGAGATCCTTCTCCCAAAGATCAATATCTTCTTGAATGCTGGCAATTTTGTTCTTGGCAAGCACAATGTTGGCAACCAAGTCTTCGGCATCAATGTCCAGTTCGATCTCTTCTTCCCTTGCGGTAGGCCAGATGCGGTTGGCATCTTTGCTGTCAGCGGCTGGGTAGTACTGAGCTTCACCAGTCTCTTCAAAGGTGGTCAGTCTGCCTTGGAAGTCGATGGCGTAGTTCTCAATCTGTGCCATGGTTTCAGCATGGGGTTTGAACAAGAAGATCCGCAGTTCCACGCCTGAGTACAGGCAACCAATGGCTGCCCAGTCCAGACCAGTACACATCATCACGCCTTGGACTTGAATTGGCCCACGGTACAAGGGCAACACATCCTCTGGATGACCACGGGTAAGCTTGGATTCCAGCACACCATTGCCAGTCAACTCAATGCTGTCGCCATCTACCACATAGATCCCTTTGCTGGGGTCATGGTTGATCACAATGGGTTTGTCAATCAGGGCAATGGCATCTGCGCTGGCGGCAAGGGCAAGCTCAGGGTGCTGAAATGCCTTGTCTGGCATCTCATAGCGGTCAATGCCGAGGCGCTTTGCCATCTCAGCAATGATGGCTGGCTCCAATGCATTGCCCCAGTCTGCCGCTTCACCCGCTGGGGTTCGGGCATCCTCGCCCAGTATGGACTTGATGCAGAACATCAAGACATCGTTGGGGCTGGAATAAGGGCTGACACCAAATAGGCTGGGCAGTTGTGAGCAGGACAGCATTTTGTCCGAGGTTAACTTAGGCATTGTGAAACTCCTTGATGATGAGAACTCGCTGTTTTCTTCCCGACTTACCAGGGCGAGTCAACCCAGTGTCGATGATGTAACCCTTGTCGAGCAAGGCTCTGAACCGAGCGGTGACTGTAGAGTAGGGGTAGCTCATCAAATGAGCTAGTACCTCGTCTTGTATGCAGCCACTTGGATATTGAGCGATAACCTCGTAGACGATCTGCTCCATGTTGGTTGTGTCAACCGACTTGGCTGCTTCTTGGCTGGTGTGGGGATCTTTTCTACGGACAAGCTTTTTCCAGAATGTACCGAATTCCATGGGACTCTCCTTAATAGGTAGGTTGTCTGCCATACATGATTGCATGGTGATATCAGTATACAACACTGATAAATGCTGGGTTTCTAGGTACATTCCCTAGTTCTGTGATTACATTGTGCAATATACTTGCAAGCATGAAACACACAATCAATCCCAAAATTCAGGTCACTCCGCTCATGGTGCGAGTGCGTCCCACCAGCAAAGACATCCTTCGCAATGCGGCATTGGCGCAACGAAGATCGATGGCTGCCATTGTTGACGATCTGATAATTGACAATCTGGGTCGTCAGTATTCCAACACTGACACCAGACTTCAATCATTTCTGAGGACTGGCAATGAATAAGTGGATACCTCCTGAAGGCACAAAGATCACCATGCCCAGCGTCCGTGTGACCGCTGACAACTTCAAGTATCAGCGTGGCGCTGATGTCCAAGCGACTTGGCGCAAGCATGGGTGGACACCGCCCAGTGCAAATATGCCACCCCCACCGCCTGAAAAGCCCACAGATCTGCCTTTTATCAAGCCCTTGAGGGCAATCAAATGACCAAGCAAGAGGCGCACAAAGTGCTGGATGCTGTGCGTGAAGGCGAGGCTATGCCTACCAGCTTGGTTGACCGAGCTTTACAAGTAACAGGGGATCTCAATGACTTTCATGGTGAATTTTGTCGTATGTGGAGAGCCTGTGGGGAAAGGCAGGCCGAGATTCGCCAGACAAGGGGGGTTCGTGAAGACATACACACCCAAGAAGACGGCAAATTGGGAGCAGGAGATAGCCCAAATGGCGAGGCAAGCCATGGGTAGCCAAGATCCTTTGGACACGCCTGTAGCCCTGTCTGTGCGGATCTACAAGGCAATCCCTGTCAGTTGGTCAAAGGTCAAGCGCCAGCAAGCAGAGTCTGGGGATCTCAGACCAGTTGGCAAACCCGATCTGGACAACTACATCAAGGCTGTGATGGATGCTGGCAATGGCATCTTGTGGGCAGACGACAGTCAGGTGTGCGAACTGCACAGCATCAAAGCATATGGATCGCCTCGGATTGAGGTCACAGTGATGGAGCTTTTGCCATGAATGAAGAGACTTTGGAGCAGCGGATCAGCCACCTTGAGCACCAGTTTGAGCAGATGGCAGAAGCCTTCAATGCCAACAGCCAACTGATGGTCATGATGGCGAGGGAATTGAAACGAATCAAAGATGCAATGGGTGATGAAGATCCCATGGGGATGCAATGAATGAGCTGGCTCTTTTCGCAGGCGCTGGTGGAGGAATACTGGGGGGGCATCTCCTTGGATGGAGAACAGTCTGTGCAGTCGAATGGGAACCCTACCCAGCAAGCGTATTGTGCGCCCGACAAAATGACGGTCTTCTCCCGCCTTTCCCGATTTGGGATGATGTTCAAACCTTTGACGGTCATCCATGGCGAGGAATTGTCGATGTCATCAGTGGTGGCTTTCCATGTCAGGACATTTCAGCCGCTGGAAAAGGAGTTGGCATCGATGGAGAGCGGTCAGGAATGTGGGGAGAAATGGCGAGGATCATTCGTGAAGTACGACCCAGATTCGTGTTCGTGGAAAACTCACCAATGCTCACTTCTAGGGGACTTGGACGAGTTCTTGGAGACTTGGCCTCAATGGGGTTTGATGCGAGATGGGGAGTGCTGGGAGCAGCGGATGTTGGAGCAAACCATCAGAGGGACAGAATCTGGATTGTCGCCAAATGGCGTGGACAGCTTCCACACGCCCAACACGACAGGATTAGACGGTGGGAGCAACAGCAGACGAGACTTACGCAAGAAGATGGAAAAGCTACCAACTCCGCAAGCCACAGATCACAGGAGCAAGCCAACGAGCGCATCTTGGAAAGCCAAGGGAGGAGTGAATTTCAGCTTGGCGAACCCAGAGATACAAGAGAAATGGCCTACGCCCAATGCGAGGGATTGGAAGGACAGCCCAGGAATGAATTTATTCAGGAATGTGGGGCAAGTATCGACAGCAGTGGCGGTATATCGGCAGATGAACTGGCCTACACCGAGAACCAAGGGGATGTGTGGCGGGACTGGCAGTTGGGATTTACTGAACAAAAACACAACAGTGGAAGAGGCTCGACTGATGGGAGTAGGCAATGGTGGTCAGTTGAACCCAACGTGGGTCGAGTGGCTCATGGGGTGGCCTCTAGGGTGGACAGACTTAAAGCCATTGGAAATGGACAAGTCCCATTATGTGCAGCAACAGCATGGAGAGTCTTAAATGCATGGGGGAGCTAGAAAAGGATCGGGGCGCAAGCCGATTCAAATTGACGAGCGCAGAGCATTCAGTCTGTATGAGCAAGGGTTCAGCAAGCTGGATATTGCCAACCGATTCGGTGTCAACTACAACAGTTTGAGAACCATCTTTCGCAAAGCTGGCAAGTTCAAGCCATCAAGCAAAAGGAAACCAGATGGAATTTAACCAATGGGAACAAGAGAGTTCAGCCAGGCAAATGGCAGTGAAAGCCGCATTCGAAGCGTACTACCCCCTTGTGGTACGCAACCTAGTTATCGAAGAAGTGGCACAGCACATTGAGAAGCTGACTGGCTTTGGTCAGGACACCATCAGCAGTTTCGCAATTTATATTAGGGCAATGAAGAAATGAAACTCATTAACCAAGATAAGTTTTTCTTGGAACTGCATGGTCAGTTAATGTGTGCGGTTTGCAATAAGACAGTCGATAAGATTGAATATATATGCGACCCTTACTTTAGAAATGGTGTCAATTTTCGGGCGTATTGCCATAGCGAAACAGAAACAATATTTCTTCCAGAGGAACTGATTTTGGACAGCAGTATAAGTTTTGGTAAAGCCTTTCTGTCACAACCACAATTGGAGAACAAATGACAGAAGATGAAATTATTGAGATGGCGCAAGAATGCAATTTGATTGGAATGCGCCCACACCTTGATGGCCTTTATTCCGAAGCACTTATAGCCTTTGCCAACCTTGTAGCCGCCAAGAAGCAAGAGCGCATTATTGAAGTGGTTGAGCGTTTAGGTACATGGGCGCACATAACTGAAGTGGTAGCTGAAATCAGAGGTGAAGCATGACAAAAGATGAATTGAAACTTGTGCTTGAGGCGTTGAAGTGGTGTCACGGTGGCGAACCTTGCGGAACAGTAGAAGCTATTGCTGTCGTTGAAAAAGCCTTGGCACAGCCAAAGCAAAAGCCTGTGGCGTGGGTATGGGTAAACAATAAGGGTTGGCTAAATTATGGAGAAACTCCCCATGATATGTTTAAAAGTTCGCCACTTTACACCCACCCACCACAGCGTACATGGCATGGGTTGACGCATGAGGAGATTGACTACATTTACACGGGTATCAGGGCTGTTCATCACGATGTAGATTCAGATGTACTTTGCCGAGCCATCGAAGCCAAGTTGAAGGAGAAGAACACTTGACAAACGCATTTGATTACAAAGGCGCAAGCATTTGGTTGCGTGATGAGAAGATGAAACGCTTCAAGCAAGGCGAGGAGTATGCCAAGCGCAAGCAGGACAAGCAAGGCATCAACGCCAAGAACCAAGTATTTATCTATTCCAAAGCTTTATCAGGAGCAAAGAAATGATTGCAACCATACTGTGCTTATTCATTGGCGCTGCCATTGCGATTGGTGGATTGATTGCGATTGCGTATTGGCTGGCGTGGTTGCAAGAGAATGATTAAGCAAGTGTATGCCGATGCGTTGAATAACTTGGTGATGCTGGCAAACACACCAGGTTGGAAAGAATACGCATGGGGTAAAGCAAGGCAGCTTGATTCTGAGCCATTTGGCATATACAGGGGTATCAAGCAAGATCTGGTGAAAATCATGCTGGCGCAGAAAGCAAATTCTGGAAAAAATTCCAGCGATTCTGAGTAAAAATTTTCCAAGCGCCCCATACCAGTGGTGTTTCGCCAGGACTCAATTTAAGTTTTGGCCAGACTGTAGGCGGCATTGCTTACTGTATGCAATGCCATGAAAAGAGCTTGTAGTACTGGCAGAGATTGCATTGCAAACAAAATAACACATTGAATATCTGCAATGGCTTGATCTATAGATTTTGCGCTTGTGTCAATAAATAATTGCACAATCTAGGGTAAACACCTATTTCATATCGCACAGAGAAGCAATAAATTCTGTGCATCAAAGCAATTGTGCTTTGGTAAATCTGAAAAACCTACCTACTAAGGAGAATTCAAGATGGATAGAGAAGACAAAATTGTTGTAATTGCTTGCTCACTGGCTTTGCCTTGCTTGCTGGTCATTCTTTTGGTTTGGGGGTGATCATGCAAAAGATCATCATGCTCAAAAAAGAAGCTCACGCAATCAATGCTGGCTTGACACAGACCAGCAAGATGCCTTGCAAGTCATACAGTTTGCCCACAGTGGCTTGCAAGACTGGATTCAAGATGGCAAAGCTTGAGGGTTCCATCTGTTCTATGTGTTACGCCAACAAGGGCAATTATCTGCAATATGCAAACAATATCGAACCAGCTCAACATGCAAGACTGGACAGTCTGAATGATGCCTTATGGGTTGATTCAATGGTTGCAAGCATTGGATCGGATCCCTATTTCAGATGGCATGACGCTGGAGATCTGCAAGGGCTTTGGCATCTTGAAAAGATTGCAGAGGTTGCAAAGCAGACACCACATTGCCAGCATTGGTTGCCAACAAGGGAATATGCAATGATCAAGCAATACATTGCAAAGCATGGATCATTGCCTAAGAACTTGATTGTGAGACTGTCTGCAATGTATGTAGACAAGGCTGTAACTGTTCCAGCAAGCTTGCAAGGCATTGCAAATATTGCGATATCTAATGTTCACACAACAAATCCCATGGGAACAGATTGCAATGCACCGAACCAGCAAGGCAGATGCCTAGATTGTCGTGAATGCTGGACAACAAAAACCATATCCTACAAAGCACACTAAGGAGACAACAAAATGAGCAATTACAAGACAGAGTTTCCAGACTTTGATTATGAATTGACATTGCCTAGTGATTGGATCGATTCATCATGGCACAACGACATATGCCCTAGTTTTGAAGCAGAATTTGAGGACATGAGATATCGCATCTTTTGCGATTATGCCGATCCAGCAAAGAGGGAAGTTGGCGGTCTGCAATTTGCTGTTGCAAAGTACATCAACGAGGATGAATTGGAAGCAATCACAGAGTTCGACACATTGCAAGAAGCCCTAGATTTTGTCAACAAGGAGACACAAGCATGATAGATATTCAAGATTCAATAAAGATTGTTTGGCTGGCGCTTGAGGGTTACAGACAATTTGTCATTCCAGAGGGCAGCAAAGAGAATGATCAAGCATGGGATGATGTATGCACAGCAATGGCAACCATTCAAGAGGATCTAGGTCTTGAGGAGATCTCACTATGAAGCCATGGCATGACTACAGACATACCATTGCAAGCATTGCACAGTCTTTTGTCAGTGTTTGCCAGCATTCCATGAGCAAAGAGCAAATACAAAGCTGGGCAATGGATCAAATAACCCCAAATGATTGCATGGATGCAAACCTTGTGATGGACAGCATCATTGAGAACCATGGGATTAATCTCTGGTCTGATGGGTACATGAACGATGATGCAATTAGATTCTTCAATCAATGCTATGAAGCTTCAGAGAATCTAAATAAGAAGCTGGTCAAAGTCTGGTTCCCACATATTGCAATCAAGGAGACAGCATGACAGCAGACCAATTCTTTGCATTGCATGAGCTTGTAGGCATGAGAAAAGACAGCAAAGCCAGCAGAGGAGCTTATGCGGTGCTGGTTCAAGGCATGACACAGACACAAGCCAGCAAGTTTCAAAAATGCTCTCAAAGCACAATAAGCGCATCTGTGAACAGAATCAAGACAGCACAGAGACTGGCAAACAAGGGAGCAATCAGATATTAGAAGCCAGCAAACCAGCTTAGAAGCCCCCATTTGGGGGTTTTTTTATGTCTGTGCATAATGTAAGGCATGGAAACGATAAAGCTACCTAGGAAGCCTAGGATCTACAAAAAGGAACAGCAACCAGACCAGCGACAGTTCTCTGTGGTTCCAATTAGAGCAATTACAGACCGATCCCTCACCAATATGGAACTTAGAGTTCTCATGATGTTCTGTGCTTACAGCAACAGAGGAGGACTGACTTGGGTAGGTTTGCAGCGGATTGCCAACCATTTCAAAATAAGCTTAAACAGAACAGCAGTATTGACTAGATCCCTCATTTCAAAGGGATATATGCGAGTTCTTTATCATGGATTCGCTGGAGAGCGAGCGCATACAAGGCAAATCATCTACAACAGCTTGAAGCTTGAGGACATAATCGCAATTGCTGGAGAATCTGCGCCATATCTTGAACAAAATCAACAGCTTACGAGCGGAGCAAAAGGAGAGGACATGAGCAAGAAGCAAAGAACAGTAACCAACAAGAGGGTTAGCAAACTGGAATCGATAGATCCTGGTGATCAACTAGTGAATGATGATAGAGAAAATCAATTAGAAGCAATTCGCAAAGCTGTAGGAACAGAGCTGTTCACCATCGCACAGCAAGAAGCTGGAACCAATGCCAGCATTGCAGACATTGAGCGTATACTATCGAAAATGCTAACTTAAGCAGTAGCATCTAGGGCTGACTTAACATAATGGACATTGTATAAAGCGAGTATTACTACAATTCTGCACTGGCTGGCGGTAGGTATGCTTAGCAGTGTCTGTAATACTTCCAGCTCAAGATCGACCCTTTCCCCCCACCCGCCCCCACCTTACCGTTAGGGTACACCTCTCAAATTTTTTCTGAAAATCAGCCTGGTGTGTATTTGCGATAAGCACTGGTGAGTATTGTTGTGACTGGTGAGTATTGTGGATTGTTGACAATGCGTTTCGTATAGGCGTAGTTAGGGAGTCGTAGTCCCGAATGGGTATACGCATGGTCTTGCGTATTCTTCCTGCATCTGTATATCGTCAAGGTTTCAGCTTACCTTGGGTAGATCAGGCCGTATTACTGATGGTCAGTCAGTGCGTACCGTTTTATCTCTACCGTCCTAATCTTCCTGGTGAGGATTTGCTCGGCATCCCGAGAGGACTGTTTATCTCATGCCTTTGAGGGGTCGACTCCAAAACCCCAGATGCTCATTGCTGTCGCCAATCAGTTTCATCCCGATTGGTCTTGCCAATGTTACACGCTTCACATAGCACTTGCAAGTTTTTTTCATCTAATTCTTTATCTGGATACAAAGATCTTGGCAGTATGTGGTCAACATGGATATATCCCTGTTTTTCTCCACAGCATTGGCAGACTTTGCCGTACTTGACCAACACCTTGTAGCGCACCTCCCGCCACTCCCTGGTCTTGTAAAACTCTGATCCCATGCCATGGTGGTAAGTTGGGGCTTGCTGGAATTGCTGTTTTGGCTTGACTGGCGCTTGTTTTGTCAATTTGAAGGCTATCTTGACTGCCTGTTGGTTGACCAGCTTCTTGAGTATTGGGTCTGTCTTTGCCAGCCTGAGTAAGGTCTTTTTGGCTTCCTTTGACCGCTTGGCTGCTGAAGGACGCTTGCTGTACAAAGGTTTTTCAAAGCGCATAAAAAAGCCTGTTAGGTGTAGCACTGGTCGTGTCCCATGGTTCCCCACAGGCAATGCTACATCTGACAGACTTACCCAACACGACTCAGGCAACTGCACTATGCCATAAATATTTGTTGTGTGCAAGATTTCACTGTGATAGCATTTAATCGCACTTCAAAAAGGAGATAACAGATGGAAGCTGCCAAAGCAAGTGGGAACTTGCGTAAAAATCCCAAGAAAGAAAAAGATTCACATCCTGACTTGACAGGCAAGTGGACAGACCAATCTGGTCAACAGTACTGGCTATCAGCTTGGCGCAATGTCAATCCTGATGGCAGCGTCTGGTTCAGCTTGAAGCTGGGCGCTCCTGTTGAATCACAGACTGGTAACAACTTCTCACCAAAGAAACCCGCTCTTGTACAACAACCAAGCAAGAATGCGGTGGACATGGATGACGATATTCCCTTTTGACCAACTTGGAGACTGACATGAAAAAAGCTTTGATCGGCATCTGGATTGCCGCCACCACTTTGACAACTTGGGCTTCTTGTGTGACCCATACCTACTACTCAAATGGTCGGTATGTCACTTGCACAACCTGTTGTTATGGGAACAATTGCTCAACCAATTGCTACTGATGACAGAAAAGGTAGAGAGAAAATCAAATGGCACTTACCCCTCCGTCCGTGGATGGGGGGGAGTGCGTAATGTTGTTCAGCGCATTGAAAGATCTCAGACCATTGTTGCCAACCGTGAAGCTGTGGCGTACAGCCTGCTCACCATGGCAAACACCAAGATCACCGACATCATGGAATGGGATGACCAAGGCAATATTCAAGTAAAAGCCAGCAGCAAGATCCCCGAACACGCACTGCAATCCATCAAGAAGATCAGCCAGAAGGTTGACAAAGAAGGCAACGCCACCATTGAGATTGAACTCTTTGACAAGGTTCAAGTACTGCGGATACTGGCAAAAGCATCTGGTCTGCTCGACACTCCTGATGATGGACAGAAACCTTCCGTCATTGGCGTGACCATCCAATCACCTGACGTACAAGATGTCTGATCAAATCACTGGTATCAATATCGACTTGCGGTCTTCACCAACCGCATTCAAGTTTTTGCAAGACAAGTCGTTTGTCACTGGACTCATGGGGCCAGTCGGATCTGGCAAGTCCTATGTCTGTGCCGCCAAAATAATGATTCGTGCAGTGCAACAAAAGCCATCTCCTGTGGACGGCATCAGGTACACACGCTTTGTCATTGTGCGTAACAGCTACCCAGAACTCAAGACCACCACGCTCAAGACTTGGGCTGATCTTTTTCCTGAGAATGTCTATGGCCCGATCCTACATACCCCACCTATCACTCACCACATCAAGCTTCCACCCAGAGGTGATGCGGCAGGGATTGACTGTGAAGTTATTTTTCTGGCTCTTGACCAGCCTAAAGATGTCCGTAAATTGCTTTCGCTTGAACTCACAGGCGCTTGGGTTAACGAAGCCAAAGAACTCCCAAAAGCTGTCATCGATGGACTCACACACCGAGTGGGACGATATCCCACCAAACGAGATGGTGGCGCTACATGGCACGGCATCTGGATGGACACAAACCCGATGGACGATGACCACTGGTGGCACAGGCTTGCCGAAAAAGAACCCATCACAGGAAAGTACGCATGGAAGTTCTTCAAACAACCAGGCGGTGTGATCGAAGTCCCATCAGATCAACTGCCCGAAAACCCAGAAGCCAATGACCACATCTTTGCTTCATCCAAATGGTGGAAGATCAATCCGATGGCTGAAAACATCAAGAATCTGCCACCAGGCTACTACCTCCAGCAGTTGGCAGGGAAAACCCTAGACTGGATTCGCTGTTATGCCCAAGGCAAGTACACCTTTGTGCAAGATGGGAAGTCTGTTTGGCCTGAGTATGACGACAACATCATGGCTGCCGAATTGGAACCAGACCCCAATCACCCAATTCAGGTCGGACTGGACTTTGGTTTGACACCAGCGGCAGTCTTTGGACAGCGTATGCCCAATGGTCAGTGGCGTGTTTTGCATGAAATCGTGACTTTTGACATGGGATTAGAGCGATTCGGGCAAACCCTAATGGCTGAATTGCAGACCAGATTCCCGAAATACGAGATTCGGATCTGGGGCGACCCTGCTGGTATGCAACGAGATGCGATTTACGAGACAACTGCCTTTGAGTATTTGCGCTCACTGGGACTCAGAGCCGAGCCAACCGCCACCAATGACTTCAAAGCTCGTAGAGAAGCCGCAGCCGCTCCCATGAATCGCATGGTTTCAGGCAAACCAGGCTTGCTGGTCAACAAATCTTGCAAGCTTTTGCGTAAATCCTTGTCTGGTGGCTACCATTTCAAGCGCATTGCGGTCGGTGCTGGGCATGAAAGGTTCCGAGACACGCCAAACAAGAACGAACACTCACACGTTGGTGACGCTTTTGGCTACTTGATGACGGGTGGTGGCGAATACCGCCAGTTGACCAGAGGTTCCCAGTCTTCCAATGGCAAAATCTTCATTGCATCTTCAGTCACAGCGGCAGATTTCGATGTCTTCGCTTGATATTTTTGAGCTTTTACCCAAAAACTCCCCTTTGATTTGGCGACCATTCAATGCAGGTCATGCAATGACTCTGCAAATAGATCCATCCATCAGGGAAACCCTACCCAAAAACACACCGCTGGCTGAATTGATAGCCGCTCAAGCCAATCAAGGCCATGCTATCACTGCGATATTACAAAGCAAGCCTGTTGCCATTTTTGGAGCCATCGATGTCTGGGACGGGGTTGCAGAAATGTGGCTCAATTGCGATGAAAAGCTCAGAAAATATGGGAAAACCATGACCCGTGCCGCTCAAATCTACGCTGATTACATTGTGATATCAAGAAACTTGCATCGTTTGCAGATCACAGTAAGATGCGCTGACTTGAGAGCGGTGCGCTGGGGACTTGCCATTGGTTTTGAGATAGAGGGCTTAATGAAAAAGTATGGCGCTGACGGATCTGATTTTTTTATGATGTCAAGGAGTTAAGTATGAGTGGTGTAGTTGCTAAAACCAAGAAAGATCCTGATTTTGATCCAGAAGGTAAGGACTATGACTATGCCACCGCTCGTAAGGTAGGAATGGGGCCAGATGGAACTGGTGAAAATGCTGGTCATTGGGGTTCTGTAGCTCCAGCAAGCATGAAAGAAAAAAAAGAATTTGATTTGCCAAAAGAGTCTTACAAAATATTAAAAGGACGCAGCCATGAAACTTGGCAAAAAGCAGTTGATGCAGAACAAGAACGTGGATTTGAAATTAAAAAATATGGCAATAGGTATTTTTCTGTTCCAAAAAAATAATTTTATTGAAAGGAGTTAAGTATGAGTGGTGTTGGAAATTTAATCAAAAAAGTGGGTGATGCAATTTTTTATGGTGGCGATCCAGAAGTGATGGAAAAAGCCAAACAAGCGCAAGAAGAGCAGGTAGCTACCCAAAACAAAGTTCTTGCCAAACAAGAAGCTGAAATGAATCGACAGCAAACTGAGATGGCGCAAAAAGCACAAGCGGCTCTCAAAGCCCGTCAGCGTGGTGGACTTCGTTCGTTGTTGTCTGGAACTGAGCTTGGCTTGGCAGAGCAAGAAGGAACAAAAACCAAATTAGGAGCTTGATTGTGGCAACAGACAACAAAGCCAAGATGCAATCCAAAGTGCAGAAGGTGATGAAGGAATATTCTGCTGGCAAGCTTAAATCTTCCAGCGGTGAGAAAGTCAAAAGCCGTGAGCAAGCTGTTGCCATTGCAATGAGTGAAGCTCGACAATCAGTCAAGAAGAAGTAAATGCCAATCATTGTTCAGCGAGAGTCAGAGAATACCAAGTCCAGACTGGTAACTCTGACCCATAAAAATAACGCTGGCGAGCAAGTGATTGCTGGCGCTGATGCACCAGTGATCATGGTTGATGTCAACCATCAGCGCAATCATGATGGCAGAGCTTTCTATGCATACAAGATTGCACCAGACTCTGCGCCATTGGCAGCACTCGCAAGCATAGACATTGTGTTGGCTTCTCCTGCTGGTGTGTATCCACATTTAACAGTTGATGGATTGTGTCTGGGTGATGCAGAGTTGTACATCTATGAAGGGACATCTACCACTGGGGGTACAGCATTTACCCCTATCAACCGCAACCGCAACTACGCTATCAGCAACCCCAGTGAAGTTGCCATGGTAATCAACCCAACTGTCACCGCTGTTGGTACTGAAATTGATGCAGAGATTATTCCTGGCGGTGTTGGAAAGAAGTCTGGCGGTGGAACGGCAGGATCATTGGAATATGTACTCAAGCCATTGACCAATTACTTGTTCCGATTAACCAATGTCAATGGCACAGCACACGCTGCATCTCTTACTTTGGAGTGGTACGAATAATGGCAACCAACATGATTGAAGAAGCCGAAAAAGAACACAATGGTGAAGAAGAATACCAATGCCCATTGGCGACCAGAGACATTTTGGTCAATCTGAAAAACAGAGATTGGGCATTCCAATGTGTTGGCTATGGCCCAGCAAATCCAAAAGACGAAGAGAACAACGAAACATTCTGGTTGCGTAAGGCAGTAATCTGGGCAACCAATTTGGATGAAGCCAAAGGAATGCGATGCGGTAACTGTGCGGCATTTATTCAAACAGAGTTTATGTTGCAATGCATCAAAGATGGTATTGAAGCCAAGAATCCAGCAGAGGAATCTGGCTATG